AAGATTGTCCGTGCCTGGCTCTCCGAACAAGAAGCGGCAGAATATTGGTATGTTACCGATGATGATTCGTTTTGGGCGAAGTTCTGGAAAAAAGTAAAGACTACATTCGGAGGCAAGGTAAAACCTACCAAGAAGCTGAAAAGCGTATTATGGTCTCCGTTCCGTGGGGATAAGCTTTATCCGTTCTTCAATGATGAAGGTAAGATGATTGCTTTCTCACGTGAGTACAAGAAGAAGCTCATGGATGATTCGGAGATAACTTGCTTTATGACTATCACTGATAAGATGGTCTATCAGTGGGATTTATCTAAAGGGTATGAAGAAAGAACGCCTTTTACTCATGGATTCCCCAAATTACCGGTTCTCTATGCCTACCGTCCTGAACCTTATTGCAAAAAGATAAAGACTTTTCGGGTTCGGTTGGAGAAATTATTATCCAATTATGCAGATTGCATCGATTATCATTTCTTCCCTTTATTGAAACTTATCGGTGACGTGGAGGGTTTCATGGGTAAGGTTAAGGACAGAATGGTCAAACTTACAGGTGAAGGTGCGGATGCTCAATATCTGACGTGGAATCAGGTGCCAGATACGGTACGTTTTGAAGCAGAAACACTCACTAATATGGCTTATGATATGTCAAACACTCCAAGAATATCCTTTGAGACGTTGAAGGGGGTAGGCAAAGCATCAGGAACCGCTTTCCGCTTTATGTTCATGGGTGCACATATGGCGGTAGAAAATCACGGTGAGGTTATCGGTGAGTTCTTGCAGCGGAGAGTAAATTTCATTGTTTCCGCTTTAGGCTCTATCAATCCAACCGAGTTTAGCAAGGCATCGCAGACCATTGACATAGAAACAGAACTGGTTCCATATATGATTGATGATTTGAATGATAAGGTTACTACGGCTGTCTCCGCTGTTAGTGGTGGTGTATGGTCAAGACGTGAGGGCATTATGTTTGCTGGGAACGCGGATCGCATTGATGAAGAGCTGAAGGAAATCAAAGAGGAACAGGTGGCAAAGAATGAGCAAATCGGAAATAAGGGACAGAAAAACGCCTCTTAGTCAGAAAAATTACGGGATTTATAATTTTTTGATAGGGAAAATAGGATAGTTAGTGGTGACTCTTTGGAGTTGCCGCTATTTTTTTGCTCTTTAAATTGTAAATATTAGAATATAATTTTGAATTATAGAATTATATATGTATTTTTGTCACACGATAATTGAGTAACCAATGAGAATATTTACCGAACAAGCATTAAAAGAATATGCAGAGAACCATCCCGATTCAAAGGTCGCTTTGCAAGAATGGACTACCATTGTGAAAAGAAGCAAGTGGACCTGTTTTGCCGATATTAAGAAAACGTTTAATAGCGTTGATAATGTAGGTAATCAACACTATGTTTTCAATATCAAAGGCAATAACTATCGTTTGGTAGTAGTGATTAAATTCACTATTCAGTTTGTGTATATTCGCTTTATTGGTACTCATAAAGAATATGATAAAATAGATTGCGCTAATATTTAGGATTATGACAAAGATAGAAAATCAAGCCCAATATGAATGGGCGGTGAAAAGAGTAGAGGAACTTCTTCCATTAGTGAAAGATGATACTCCTTTGAATGACCCAAATAGCATAGAATTGGAGCTTCTTTCTAATTTGGTTGCTGATTATTCCGAAGAACATTTTGCATTGGGAGAACCAACACTTGTGGATGTTCTTAAACTTCGTATGTACGAAATGGGGCTTAATCAAAAATCACTTGCAAAGTTAGTTGGTGTCAGCCCATCACGATTAAGTGATTATATATCTGGTAAATGTGAACCAACCTTGAAAGTTGCTCGTGAGATAAGCCGGAAGCTAAATATTGATGCAAATATAGTGTTGGGAGTATAAGTATAAGTTTTTGTCGTGATATATTTTAGGCGTGATTCATTCGGTTTCACGCCTTTTTTTATACCATTTTACGACAATCGTTTTATTGTCGTGTATCACCTATCTGATA